AGTGTTTATAAATATTCTTCTGTTGTTAAAAGATTGAAGATTATACAAGGTTTAATGGACACAGACGGTTACTCAGCACCACACAAAAATGCTTGTTATTACACAACAATATCAAAACAATTAGCAGAGGATGTAGCTTTTATACTTCGTTCATTGGGTTGTGTTGTTACAATAACTGATAAGATTGGTAAGTATAGAGATAAAAATGGTGAAGTAGTTATTTGTAATAAGGTTTATAATTTATATATTAAATGTTCTTTCCCCAATAGGTTGTTTAGAATGAAAAGGAAACAACATAGTTTTAATAAGGAAATACAAAAAAGGGTAGTCAGAATAGCAGTTGGTGGTGAGATTACTGGAAGATGTATTACAGTTTCTAACCCTAATGGACTGTATATTACAAATGATTTCATAGTAACTCACAATTCAGAATTTCTTTTAATAGATGTATCAAGACAAGTAAATAAGAAAAATTATAAAGCAGTTCTTTTTAGAAAGAGTTATCCGGAGTTAGAGAAATCTATTATCTTACGTTCTCACGAGTTATACCCAGCATTAGGAGGACATTATTCAGAACTTAAACATAGATGGACTTTTCCCAGTGGAGCAATTATAGACTTTGGTTATTTAGATAATGATAGGGCTGTATATGCTTATCAGAGTGCCGCTTATGCCTATTTAGGATTTGATGAAGCTACTCACTTTACTGAATTTCAAATAGAATATCTTAAATCTCGTTGTAGATGCGCCGATAAAACAGTAAAGAAGTATATAAGATACGCTTCAAACCCTGGAAATATAGGCCACGTTTACTTTTATGACCGTTTTATAGGCGGTAAAGAGCCTTATAAGGAGTATGTTGATGAAAAGACAGGATTAACTAAGCAATTTATACCCTCAAAAGTATATGATAACTTAGTTTTAATGAGAGAAGACCCTGAATATGTTAATCGTTTAGAGGGATTACCTGAAAAAGAGCAGAAAATGTTATTACACGGTAATTGGGATGTATTTGAGGGAATGTATTTTAATGAATGGGATAAAGAAGTTCATACTTGCGAACCATTTGCTATTCCAGATACTTGGAAGAAGATAAGATGTATAGACCATGGCAGGACAGCTCCTACTGCTTGTTTATGGGGAGCAATAGACTACGATGGTTGTATATGGTGGTATAGAGAGTATTACAAGGCAGGAGTTGATGCCGATATAAATGCCTCAGAGATTAAAAGATTAAGTTTAGAGAGTTATTGGTTTACTGTGCTTGATTCATCTTGTTTCTCTAAGACAGGAACAGGAGAAACAATAGCAGAGATTTATGAGAGAAGCGGAATTATCTGTGAACCTTCTCCTAAGGATAGATTAGCTGGTTGGAACTTATTTCATCAATATCTAAGGCACGACAAGGAGAATAAACCTAAAATGGTTTTTTTTAGCACTTGCCTTAACGCTATAAGGACTATTCCTACTTTACTTCACGATGAAAAGAAACCAGAAGATTTAAATAGTAAAATGGAAGATCATTGTGCCGATTCAATAAGCTATGGACTTCAATATTTACACGAATCTAAAAGTCCTGTTCCACTTACTCCGTTAGAAAAGCAACTTAAAGAATGGAGAGAACAATGGACGGTTAATCCCAATAATTTAAACAAATTCTATAGCAACAGATTATAAATTATATATGCCTAAAATAAACCTAAAAGAAAAAAAAGAATTACAAAAGACTTATAATCCAGCAGGAGAAGAAAAGAATCTCCAAGAGTTTTTATCGTCCAGGGTGGAAGTATTAAAGGAATATCGCAAGAAAGAACTACCCAATGGTGGAAGAAACATAGAAGCTATTTGGAAAGAAGCTGACAAAGAATATACTCCTCACGAGTTAGGGTTTGGTTCAGGTAAAAAGAGATTAGAGAGTATTGACGATAAATTGGGTTTTAGGTCTAAGTTTGTAGAGATTGGAAGTGATAACTGGCAATCAAACGGAGCTTCGCCTGACTTTTATGTCAAAATACAGACAGCACTTTCTATCCTTGTTGATCAGAATCCCGAAGCTGTCTTTATGCCTTCTGCGTCTAAGTACGAAGCTAATACTCTTTTAGCTTATAATAACTGGAAGAATAGCTGGGAGATATCAGGAGCTAAACAACAAATGAAGAACTTTATCTTTAATCAGGCCAAGTATGGTACTGCCTATGGTAGAACTTATCCTAAGATTATAGAAATTAACAAGAGAATAAGGACTGAATACTTTCCTAACGAACCAGAAAAAGATGTTTATAAAGAGAAGCGATTAGTAAAATATAATGATTTATGTAGAGAATCTTTAAATCCGTGGGGAGTATGGTTATCTCCAATGGCTCGGGTAGGTGATATTTTCTCCGTAGATGATTGGTATTTTGAGAAAGACTTTAGCTGGGATAAGTTTCAAGAAACATTTAAGGATTATTCTAATATTCAATACACTAAAAAAGGTTTAAAAGAGGGCGAAAATAAAGAAGATGACATAATAACCGTAGGTTTCTATGAAAATCAAGTAAAAGATATTTATGCTATATGGATTCCTTCAGCTAAGATAGTTTTATATTACAGTCCTTTGCCTAACGATGACGGCAAGCTATCCCTATGGTTTTCTCCTTGGACTTTAAGAGATGATAGAATTCACTTTGGTATAGGTATTTATGAAATCATCAGAAACGATAGTATCTTGTATGACAAAATGGCTAATATGACAATGGATCAACTGACCCTTTCACTTTATAAGATGTTTTTCTATAAAGGAACTGATGTCTTGGGAGAGAACGGACAGATTAAAGTAGCTCCTGGTGTTGGTCAACAAGTAACTGACCCTAAATCTGTTACATTTTTAGAAGTTCCAGGCCCAGGAAACGAAGCGTGGGCAGGACTTCAGTATTTAGCTGACCAAAAGGATAAGAACTCTGGCATTAATCAACAGTTATCAGCTAAGTTTTCTGGTAAGACATTAGGACAAGATTTAGAAGCTAAGGAAGCAGCACTAGAAAGAATGAAAACTCCTTTAGATTATATTTTAGACGCTCTTCAGAATGAAGCATATATCTCGCTTTCTTGGCAAAAACAAATATTATCTACTCCTGAGATACTTGAATACTCAAATCCTGGCGAACTACAAGCTGTTTTAATGGAAGCCGGATTAGAAGATAATGAAATACAAAGATATTTAGAAGAAGCACAAAACCCTGAAACAGAGCTTTTATATCAAGAAGAAACTGGTGTAGATGAGAACGGAGAGCCAATAATGGTAAATAAAGCTAATGTTTATCCTGAATCTAAATATGGTTTAGAGCAAGACGATAAGGGAGAATTAATTGAAACCGATAAGACAAAGTTTTATAGATTTGGGTTAGACCTTCCTTTGGGTAGGTTAGAGTGGAACGGAGTAATTAGAATTAAACCTCAATCAGTCTTACAACCCTCCAAGGAGCTTTCTAAAAGTAAAAAATTAGATATGTTTAATCTTGTTTATCCAGCAATACAAGGAATGTTAGCTCAACCTATGAATATCCCTGCTTTACTCCCTCCTATTAAAGAGATTATTAAGGTTTATGATGAAGATGTTAAAGATTGGATTGATGAGAAATTTTTTGAAGAACTTAAACAAATGGCTTCCCAACCAGTAGAAGAAGACAAGGAAAAGGTAAGTTTAAGTGTTAAATGGGAACAATTACCTACAGATGTTCAGGCACAGCTTTTAGAAAAATACTTTGATGTTAAGGTTAAACAACCTCTTTTCGTAGGAGAAACACCAACAGCCCCAGTAGAAGAGGGTGGAGAACAATTTAAACCTATAACTGCCAGAGGAAATATAAAGTCAGGAAACACAGAGGCAGGAGCAATAGCAGGAGCTAATAATTTAAAAACATAGTATGGAATTAAAACCACTAAATAATTATGTAGTTGTTAAGCCAATACCTAAAGAAGAAAACAAAGCTGGTATTATATTGCCTGACGCCGTTGAAAAAGAATTACCAGAGAAAGGAGAGATTATAGCTGTTAACCCTGATTGTAAACAAATGAAAATAGGAGATACAGTAATTTTTAAAAAGTATAATGTAGAGAGTATTCAAATAGACGAAGATGAATTATTTATTGTTTCCGAACCAGATATTATCTCAATTTATAAATTATAAAATATATGATTAACAAGTTAGTATTAAAACTTAGAGAATTAAAAGGGAAAAACGAGAACATTAAAGAAATTAAGTTCATTTCAAAGAGTATTTCTTCTGATGATGTAGTTGTAGACTTTAAAGGTGGAACACAAAAGATACTACCAATGACTATGTCCTTAGAGGAAATGATTAAGGAATTAAGTGGTAAACCAGCGAAGAAGAAGGTAGAGAAGAAACCTGTTAAAAAAGTAGTTAAGAAGATAGTTAAAAAAAATAAGAAATATGCTAAACGAACAAGACAAAAATAATCTTCGTTTACTTTCAGAATCAGATGTATATATAACATTACAGAAGCTATCTAACGAAATGATACTTAACTGGTCCGGACAACCATCGTCTAATCAGAGTGAATTTCAATACTTAAAAGAAAACTTTGAAAGAGACGGAAAGATACAAGGTCTTAAATTTTTTATTAAAGAAGTAGAAAGAATAAGCCACTAAAATATGTTAGAAGGATACCAATCAATGCGTTTAAATAGCCCCAATGGCAAGATAAGTTGCGATGTTAATTGGAATAAGGCTGTTGATGGCTGTAAAAAGATAAGATTTAAAATTGATAATAAGGATGTAATCTTTGACCGAAAAGAGTTAACGACTATGTTAATTGCTTTGGGAGAGGGAGAAGAAATAGAAAAACTAATCCCTGTTGCGAAACAAGCTGTTAAGGTATATAAAACTTTACTTGGATTTGAATGGAAAGCCCCAAAAGATGTTAGGAAAGGTGAAGTAGTTAACATATCAGCTCCTTATTCTTATACAGTTCCTATTAATAACAAATAAACTTATGCCAAAAGGAATACCAAAAGTTAAAACACCTGATGATACACCAACTATTAAAGAATTAATAAAAGCACAAGACAAAAAGATAGACGATCAAGATAATAAGATAGATAAATTAATTGATGTTGTAATGGGCTTAGCTGACCAATTACCTACCGCTCCTACTATTGCTCCTTCTCCTGTTACCCCAAATATACTACCTACACCTGAAGACCCTGAAGGATTTACCGCTTCTAATGAAATTTCAATACCTGCTATGTGGAGAGCAAAGATAAATGAGATTTTAGGGGAAGATTTTGAGGCTACTATTGAGGATTCAAATGGTGGAAGTTTTATCTTAAAAATCTTTCTTCCTAAACACTTAGATAGACGAAAGGGAGAAGCACTTAAAGAAGGTGATAAAGATATGTCCTCTGGAATTATTAGAAGAGCAACAGATATGGCTGATGTGGAAATGTGGTGTACAAGAATAAAAACAAATATACAAAGTTTCTTTCCTGATTTTAAATAAATAATTAAAAACCGCAAGGCAAAACCGCAACAGATTTGGGAGTTCAATATTGACTCCTAAGTTGGCAGTTTTCCTTGCGGTTCTGTTAATTTAGGTGTCAATATAAAGCTCCCGAATAAAGGGAGTTTTATTATTAAAGCATACCGGCATCTTCAAGCCGTTAAAAATGAAGTCAAAAATATGCCTATATTAAAAATGGGAGACGAGTTCACTTCCAATGATGGACTCACTGAAGAGAAACAAACAACTACTAACGAAGAAAAATTAGTCAACGAAGAAGAATTAACCGAGCCAGAAGATGAGTTAATTCCTTTAGTTGATGAAACTTCTGAAGAAGAAGTTGAGGAGAAGGAAACTCCTGAGGACGCTTCAACCTTAGAAAAACCAGATGCAGAACCTGACTCCGTCGGGGAAGAGACCCCTGAAACAAACAAAGAGGAAGAAGAAAGCGTTGATACTCCAGATAAAGAGTTAGAAGGAAGAAAAAAAGAGAAAGATAAACTTCTTGTGGATATAGTGGAATTACGAAAGGAGAAGCGGGAATTAAAGAAAGAACCCGACGCTCCCCTGATGAAGGAAGATGTTGATTTGTCTGATGTTTCTGAATCTGACATTGCTTTAATTGATAAAGTTCTTAAAGCAAAAGGTTATGTTCAGAAAGAAGAATTAAATACTTTTACTTATAAGGAAAAGATTGATTCTTATACAGACCAATGGCTTGAAGCTCATCCTGAATATCTACCTGAAAATGATGTTGATGATAAGAATTGGGACGCCTTACAAAAAGAATTTAAAACTTTTTATAAAGACCCATCTAATCCTGCATTACTTCCAAAGATTCTTGATAAAATTCATAATGAATTAAATCCTAAAACTCCTTTACCTGTTAAGAGTTCTGCTCAAACCAAAGCTAATAAGGAAAAGCTGACTGCTTCTTCTAAAACAAGCGGAGGTGGAGAATCTAAAGCAACTAAACCCAAAAACAATATTCCTCAAGGTGTAAACCGTTCAATGTATGAAGGTTTCTCTGATAAAGAATTTGAAGAAATGGGTTTATAACTAATTAACTAACAAAAATTTATATGTCTTTCCGACTTGTAAGTAAAGTTTCGGGTAGTGAATCTCGTCAAGGGACTGTTACAGCTGGTACTGCTATTGCTGCAGGAGAAATGCTTGCTATAAATGGCAATGTATTAGAACGTGCTACTTCTGCTTCTACAATACATACTTGTGTTGGAGTTGCTACCGAAACTATATCTACTACTGCTACTACTATTTTATATACACCAATTATTGCTGGTCAAAGATGGTCAGTGGACGTTGCTAATGCAACAGCTACCACTCAACTATACGAAGGTATGATTTTGTCTGACCACGATACTGTCAATAATACAGATACTACCGTTGCTACTGAAACGGCTGTATTTTGGTGTGATGGAATTGAGGGTGCAATAGGAGATAAAACATTGCTGGGAGAATTTCAAAAAAGTAAATCAACCAGTGCTTAATAAACTAACCTTAATATTATATGGCTGCTCCATTAACAATTAGTGCAGCTTCTGATGCGGTAGATGTAGCTATTCAAAAGTATTTCTTAAAAGATGTTGGTACTGTTAAAGAGGAATACTGGAGAAAATTCTACAACACAACTTCAGGAGTTACTGATTATTATATGAAAGATAGTGGTTTGTCAGGGTTAGGAGATGCGGCAAGAATTACTGAAAATGCAGTAATAGTCGCTGAAAGTCCTGTACAAACCTTTTCCCAAACATATACGCAAATCCAATATGGCAAAGTGTTGACTTTTACTTGGATGATGTGGAAGTTTGGTATTAAAAAACGCAATGTAGAAAGAATATCTAAAGCCCTTGTGAATGCTTGTAAGCATAAAAGGGAAAAGCTGCTTCACGGAAAATTAGATGCTGCTCATTTAGGCAGTTATTCCGAGTCTGACCCCGCTGGTGCCTTTACTATTAACACAACTGGTGGTGATGGTTCTTTCCTTTGTACTGCTTCGCATTCAAGAGAAGACGGTGGTACAGCTTGGAGTAATTTAATTTCTGATGGTACTACTACTAATTTACATTTGGATTATCCTGGTCTTAAAGGTCTTTGGAGAGTCGCCGCTTTGGTGGTTGGCCCTAAAGGTCAGACTATGGATATTAACCCTACCAGAATTGTAGTTAAAAAAGGAACGACTGCGGCTTTCCGTGCTCGTGAAATTCTTGGTGCTTTGAAGAATAACAAAATTCCTGGTGAGTTCTCTAATGACGGTGCTGCTATTAACTCTTTTGAATTAATAGAAACTCCTTACTTATTGGGAACTGGTGATACTACTTCTACAACCAATTTATCATCTGCTACAAACTGGCACGCTTTTGACCCAGCAATGATTAATGATGAATATGGTTTACAATATTTTGAATCTCAACCCATTGGGTTAGAGGGACCTGATATTGTATTTAGAACCAATGAAATTCAGTTTAAATCTACAATGGCTTTTGCTTATGGACACAATGACGCTCGTGGTAGTTTCCATAGCGAAGGTGATAATTAAACCGCAAGTAATTCCCGACAAATTATTAACTAAAAGGAACTCTTATGTCGGAGGCACTTGCCTTAGTTCCTTAATTAATTAAATATGCCTACTTTAAATGAACGAAACTTTTCAGGCGTACCTGGGCTAAACTTGCGATCTGCTAATGGTTGTTTGAGATTTGAAACTCCAACTATTACTCCGACTATTACTCCTGACGAAAGATTACTTTATTGTAATGCTTCTAACCAGTTAATCTTTAATGATGGTTCTTCTACTACAATCTTAGGTTCTAGTGGTTCTGTTGTAAGTTATAGCTTAAATGACGCATATGATGACGGTGCTGCAATCACGGTTGATGCCGCAGCTGTAACATTTTCTGGTTCTCACGCAACAAACAATGTATTTGCTGTTACCTTAACTGGTTCTGGTACTGGCAATATGATTGATATTGATAACAGTACATCTGGTACTGCTGGATTTGATATTGAAGGTACTGGTGATACTTGGTCTGTTAGTGCTGCTGGCGCTGCTATTTTTACAACTATTACAGGTTGTACTGCTTTAACTTCTAGTGGTAACCTAGCATTAGATGCTACTGGTACTGGTACAATCGGAATTGGTGGTACTTCGACTGGTGCGGTAACTATTACCCCAGCTTTAACAGCTGTGGCTTCTGTTACTATTACTGGTTCTGCTGACACTGATGTATTTACTATTATTGATGGTGATGGTTTGATTGATGGTGGTCAACTTACTATTACTGAATCTGATACCTCTACTTACGCATTGAATATTACTTCATCTGCTATTACTGGTGGTGCTATTCATATTACTGCCGATGACTTAGACGAAGGCTACGGTATCTTTATTGACTCCGACAATGGAGCTAATTTTGGTGTTGGTGGTTACTTCGCTTGTTACGACGGTAGTGATGTTCAAATGTTGATTGCCCGTTATGGTGCTATCACTATTGCTGGTAATGCTGCTGGTACAGACGCAATTACTATGACTGCTGGTGACTTAACTCTTTCTGAGGGTTTTGTAAGTGTAACAACTACGGCTACTACTGCGGCTAATGTTATTGATGTTGTCGCTACTGGTTTAACTACCAAAAACATTTTCCATTGTGATGACGCTGATGGCTTAACTACTGGTTCTATGCTTTATTTAGTATCTGATTCTACTGATACTACTGCAAGACCATTAGCTTATGTTAAAAATGATAATACTGCTGCTGTTGCCGCTGTTTGTTTATCTTTAGCAAATGACTCAACTTCTGATGATATTCAGATTGACCATAATGGTATTACTGGTACTTCAATATCTGTTGATTCCGAAGTTACTACTGATACTGGTGGTATTATTGATATTGCTCCGACTGTCTTAACTTCTGGAACAGTAATTGATATTGGTGATGTTAACGCTATTACAACTGGTATTGTGTTAAATGTTGCTTCAACTTCTGCTGTTGCTACTTCGGCTGACTTTATCAAGATTGCTCATACCGCTTCTAGTGCTACTTTAACTGCTCGGACTGGTTCAGCGATTGATATTGCTAGTTCTCTTACCAATACTAAAACATCAGCTACTTTAGCTCACGATTATGACTTAGTAACTATTAGTCGTGTTGATGTCCAAAATGGTGCTGCTGGTACAACTACTTCTGCTGGTTCAGCTTTGAAAGTTCTACATACCGCTACCCAGACTGCTGGTACTTTAACTGATACCGCTTATGGTATTGAACTTCAAACTACTGGTACTGGAACAAGTGCTTCATTATTTATCAATTCAGATAACGCTACTGGCGGTTCTATCTTGGTTGACGATGAAACATTAACGGGTGTAGTTGCTGACTTTTCTTGTCAGGTTCTTACAACTGGTAAAGTTATTGATATTAGCGACCTAGATGCTATTACTACTGGTAAAGCTATTCACGTTGATGCAACTGGAAATACCCAAACTACTGGTATTCTAGTTCATATTGATAGTGGTTCTGGTGTAATTACTGGTGCTGGTCGTTTATTCTTATCAGCTCATACCGGCACTGCTGGTACTGCCGCTGTACTTAACGAGTTCGCTTCAGCTTCAACTGCTGACGAAACTGTTTTAAGAGTAACTGCTTCAGCTGCTTTAGCTGGTGGTGTCGTTTTAGACATCTCGGCTGCTGCTGCTACCACTGCTACCCTAGTTGATATGACTGGTCTTGCCAAACTTACTACTGGTAAGGCAATTCATATT